TGTTACTGAGCTTCAGCAGCTAAAACAGGAAACGCAACAAAAAGTGAAAGAGCTTCAGAATTCCTTAACACCACTCGGATTATCTGTAGAGAACTTCAAGAAAACTTGGGCTGAGGCATTAGGCCCTTTCGTAGATTTATGGGGACAAATTGCAGCTAAAGTAGTCGATGCAGCCGCAGCTGTAGGAGAATTTGTTAATAAATTGAATGAATTAAATCCTAGTATCTCTGCCTCTATAGGGATGTTCACATACTTATTTACAGGCATTTCCCTCTTCTTAGCTCCAATGGCAATTGGTATAGGTCGAGTAAACGGAATGGCAGCCGCCTTTACTTATGCATTCAATATGATTCGTCCCTTTGTGCTTGGGTTGCTTCGAATAGCAGGGATGGCTTCAATTGTTGCAGGAGCAGCCGTGTTAATAGGTGGAGTTTTCATTAAGCTATGGAAGAACTCTGAGAACCTACGTGCAGCTATTATGAGTTTGTGGCGAACCTTGCAAGAAGCAGGAAGTACGATTGCAGCTCCATTTGTTAAAGCCTTTAAAATGATAAGCAGTGAAGTGACTGCTTTTCTTAATAAAATGGTTGGAAGCGATGCTCAGAACATGGCTTCTTTTTGGCAATCTCTTGGTGACAAAATTGCTGTAGGAATAAATAAAATTCGTGATGTGATTCAACCTGTTGCAGAAAAGATAGCAAGTGTCGTAGATGCATTTGTTGAGTGGGAAGGGTTTTTGCCTGTTATTGCAGGTCTAACGGCAGCCTTTGTTACCTATCAAGGGGTAGTCATAGGTGTTTCAGCTGCAGTAAAAGCATGGAATTTTATTCAAAAAGCATCAGTCGCTATCATGGGGATCTCAAGAACAGCTATGATTTTATACGCAGCAGCTGGTGGAGGGTTACAGGGTATTCTCGCTGTAGTAACAGCCGCACAACGAGCACTTAACTTAAGTATGATGGCAAACCCTATAGGCTTGATTATCGCGGCGTTGGTTGGATTAGGAGTTGCGTTAGTTGTAGCGTACAAGAAATCTGAAACTTTCCGAAATATCGTAGATGCTATGGGTAAAGCTCTGAAAGATAGTTTCAAAGCTACGATTGACTGGTTTACAACTACTCTTCCTCAATGGGTAAGTAATACAGTCAAGTGGTTTGGAGATCTGAAGGATAAAGCGATTGGTAAGTTTAGTGAATTGAAACAAGAAACGATTAACAGATTTAACGAAATCAAATCGTTTTTTGTGCAATGGGGTCCGTTGATGCTTGCAGCTCTTACTGGTCCAGTAGGGTTGGCGGTTTATTCAATAGTTAAAAATTGGGGTTCGATAAAAAGTAAGACGGTTGAAATTTTTAATTCTGTCTACAATTTTTTAAAACAAACCTTCCTAAATATTTATAACGCTGTCGTTCAATACACAACTAATTTACTTGACCGAGCGCGTGGAAATTGGAACACGTTTAAAAGTGTCACAACGTCCATTTTTAATGCAGTGTATGACTTTTTTAAACGGATTTTTGTAAATATCTATAATTCTGTATCACAAAAGATTTCAGCATTGCTTGAGTATACGCGCAAAAAATGGACAGATTTGAAAAACACAACGACAAATCTTTTTTCTGCTATTCGTGATTTCCTTTCTTCAACTTGGACAACGATACAAAAAACAGTGTCGAATTTGGCATCAAAAGCAAGAGATGGGGTAGTCAACGCGTGGACATCCTTGAGAAATCGAACAACAGAAATGTTTACAAATATCAAAAATAACACATTTCAAATTTTTGATGATATTGTTTCAGGAGCTAAAAAATTACCAGGTCGCATAGGTGACGGAATTAAGTCGATGGCATCTGGCGTAAAAAAAGGTGTTAAATCATTTGCGAATGTTCTCGTTAAGGCTATGGGAACAGGGTTAAACGGTGCAATTGACGGAATTAACTGGGTGCTTGAAAAAGTCGATGCACCGAAGATTAAGAAATGGACTATTCCTGAGTATGCGAAAGGTACGAAGGGACACCCACAAGACGGCCCTGCAATCGTCGGTGATGGTGGTAAATCTGAATACATCATTGATGGTGATGGAACACACATGTTAAGTCCTGCAACTGATACGCTTATCAACTTAAAAAAGGGTGCTCGTGTTTTCTCGGGTGAACAAACCGAGAAAATGCTAAAAGGTGTTCCAATGTATGCTAAAGGCATTGGCAACAAACTTAAAGATTTAGGTGTTAAAACCGTTGATAAAGGTCAAGAGTTATACGAACACGCCAAAGATAAAACAGTCAAAACAGCTGGTAAAGCGAAGGACGTAGCACTTGATGTGTGGGATTACATGAGTGATCCTGAAGGGTTGATGAAGAAAGTATTCGGTAAGTTTATTCCTGATTTACCGAAGCTAGGTAACGCTGCCGGTGACATACTGAAAAATGGCGTGAAAAAGGTTAAAGATTCATCTATCGGATTTATTAAAGATAAGTTAGATGGGTTGATGTCATTTATGGGTGATGGTGGATCTTACAGTGGTATCGGTGGTTATTACTTAGGTTCACCATTTAGGTTGACGACTAATTTTACGCCTGGAGGCAATCCAAACGATAGAATTCACAAAGGCGGTGTCCATAAGGGAATTGACCTTGCAGCGCCACTGGGTACAGCAATTAAATCCTTAACAAGTGGCATCGTCAAACAAGTTCTAATTGGCAATAAAACGGCTGGTAACGGAGTTCGTATTCAATCAGGTTCGGACTTATTATCTTATATTCATATGATGAGTGCACCATTTGTCAAATTAGGGCAGAGGGTCAAGGAAGGTCAAGTAATTGGACGTGTCGGAAGTACTGGATTTTCAACTGGACCTCATCTTGATTTGAAGATTAAGCGTAATGGATCTTATATTAATCCATTAACTTATTTACAAGGAAAAGCTGGTGGTGGCGGTAGCGTATCCGGCGGTAACTATGTCGGGAAATATGCGTCTATTATCCGTTCAGCAGCTGCTCGTTTCGGTGTAAGTCCTGCGTTAGTAGCGGGTATCATCAAACAAGAATCGAAATTCAATCCCAATGCACGTAGTCCTGTTGGTGCTACTGGATTAATGCAGCTTATGCCAGCTACAGCCCGTTCAATGGGTGTTAAAAATCCGTGTGATCCACAACAGAACATCATGGGTGGAACAAAGTATATTTCCCAAATGTTACGTATGTTTGGTGGAAATACACGTTTAGGATTAGCAGCTTACAATGCGGGTCCTGGTAACGTCAAGAAGTACGGGGGGATTCCTCCATTCAAAGAAACACAGAACTACGTGCGTATAGTTATGGCAAATGCTAGATCTTTTGGTGGTCAATTCAAAGGCTATTTCAAAGGCGGAATCGTTAAAATGAAGCAGCTTGCTTGGCTTGCTGAAAAAGGCATGGAGGCTGTTATTCCGTTAGAGAACCAACGTGACCGAGCATTACAATTATTCAAATCTGTAGGAGAATATTTTGGATTTGATATGGATGCACTTATGAATCCACAGTTGCAAATGACCGGAGCTAGTAACTTCTCAGGCATTCAAAACGTCATGGGTAATATCTCTAACAAAGTGGTTTCATCTGTTCCTAGAAGCTCAGGGCAAGCAATCCAAATCAATATTCAACCAGCAGATGTCTATCTTGATGATGAGAAAGTTGGAGAATTTGCATTTGAGTATGTGGAAGATAAACAAGCAACAAATAATAGTATTAGAAAATCGTTTGGGGGGAAATAGAAGATGATTCGTATGTTTGATGAACAAATGAATGAGGTGGATTTATCAAAGTACGGGCTTATGGCGAAAAGCTTGAAGCCTTCTTCTTTGCCTCCTGAACATGTAACAGATAAGGTAAGTGGTAGACCCGGTCTAATCCGATCAGGAACAGAATTGGGTTCTAGAAAGTGTGAAGTAGATTTTCGAGTGAAAGGCTCTAATTTTAATATACATTCTTTATATCGTAGTAAACTATTTGATCTCTTTGATCCAACAATCTTCTACTATATTGTACAAGAAGAACAGGTAGGAAAACGTTGGCCAGTCATTATAAGTAGTGAATGGACTCCTGAACGTATTAATCCAGCAGCTAGTAAATTTACTGTTCCGTTTGAAACATACGAGTTACCTTATGCTGAATCCATTAATACATCCTTAACACCTCAAACATTTGATACGCCTTGGTGGCAACTAGGAATGGGGTTAATTGCGGAAAACACACCTTATACATTCAATACGTCTTCTTTTCGAGTTCACAATCCAGGTAATGTTGTCATAAATCCTTTCTACTGTGAAATGGAGATTACAATTCAAGCTATATGTAGTAGTTACATTGAACTTATTAATGAAACAACAGGAGATAAATGGCGATATGATGGAGCATTAACTTCTAGTGATACAGTGAAATTAGGCTTTAAAGCAAAGAAGAATAATCTTAGTATCTACCGTTCAACGAATCGAGAAGTCATTACATTAATGCCTGGTTGGAACAATTTCAAAGTAAACGGTGCATCCTCTATTCAAAACATCACGTTTGCATTCCGTTTTTATTACAAGGGGTGATGTGAATGGATAAAATGTATATAGAGGATTTAAATGGTGAACAATACCCTCTCCAGGCTTCAGTTGATCGAGATCGTGGAGTTAATGGCGAAAAAACTATTTCTTTTTCTTTGTATGAAGAAAGGTGGAACCAAGACTACTTTAAAAATATTGATACTTGCTGGAAAGTTGGATTTGACGGGGACGATTATGAAATTGTCATACCATGTTCCAAAGTAAGAGGAAAAAAAGCGATGTGGGAGCTCAAAGCTGTCCATCGTTTTTTTGTTGATATGAGAAATAATCGAAAGTATGAAACAGTCAGTGGATCTATGACAGCTCAAGCGCGTTTAAATTTTATTTTCGATGGAACGGGTTATAACTTTGTTATCGTCGATTCTTTTAGTGCTCAAGATATGGAGAACTTTGGTGATTCTGACTGCTTAGATTTATTTCAAAAAGCACTGGAACAATACGAAGCCGAATTTGAAATTAAAGGTAAAACGGTATATTGGCGAAAACAAATAGGTCTAGACACAGATTTCGTTTACCATCGTCAATTGAACATAAAGGATATTACGATTGAAAAAGATTCCACAAATTTTAGTACTTATGGTGAGGGTTTTGGAGCTAATGGTCTTCATGTAACATATACAAGTCCTTTAGCTGCAATACCTGGAATTGGCATTAGACATCATCCTCCTATTCGAGATGATCGTTTTAAAAAAGAAGATAGCTTATTTAAAGCAGTCAAAAAGAATGTAGATGAATCATTAGTCTTTTCAATTACAGTAGATGTGGCTGAACTACGCAAACAAGGTTTTCAAGGTGCTCCAAATGAAGGGGACCGCATTTTTGTAATGGATGATCGGTTATCTGTAAATATCGAAACAAGAATTATCAACATTAGTGAAAAATTCGATGTGAATGGAAACCTTCTTTCCACTCAAGTGACGTTATCTAATAAAGGCATTCGTGATGCTTATCAATCACAGATATCAAACACAGTTAAGCAGCTTCAAGACATTTTAGAAGGGCGAATGAAGATTCCTTACAATGTATTAGACGATGCGGTTAAATTGGCTACAGAAGCACTCCAAAAGGCACAAACGGAACTTTTATTTGAGAATGGTATTGTGGCAGTTAGCAAAACCAATCCAAATTTAATGGTCTTGTTAAATAGTGCAGGTTTAGGGGTTTCGATAGATGGTGGACAGACATTTGAGAGTGCAATTACAGCTTTTGGAGTCAATACCAACCTTCTAACAGCCGGAGCTATCCACACTAATAACATTCAGATTATTGGTACAGAAGCTTATTTCTTTTGGGATGGTAATGAGTTTGTATCAATAGATCCTAATGACCAAAATAAGTACGTAAAAATAACTCCTGGACTAATAGATATTGGTGGCGGTGGTATTAGGATTCGCCGTAAAGATGGAGCTTATTTTATTGTGGATGGTATTCCTCAATATGACTTTACAATTAAAGGAATGACTCCCCAATTCGCTTCACCAGATGTAACTATTGCAGCTCGCTCATGTTTTACAATTTCAAATGAGCCAGAGGATTTTCAAGCTTATTTGTTCAGGCATCAAGGTCGTTATTTACGCGTAAATGTGGCTATGTTTACCGGAGGAAGTGGTACAGCTTATATGAGTGTAGAACAAAGTTATCCGGAGTTTTCAGGATGGAAACGTTGGGCGATGGTCAGTAGTACAAATACTGATGCTAATTCAGATAATGCTAGTGCTGAAATGTTAATTGATTTAGGTGTGCCGACAGGCGGTGTGAAACTTATTTATTTACGATTGTGGGCTTCAAGTGGAACAACGGCTTATGGACGTGAAGTAGGAATATGGCAGGAGGAATAATGATGGGAGAAGGTATTCAATTATATTGTGACATAGATGAACATGGTAATATCACGCGGTTATTATCCGGTGAAAAGGTGATCCCTACAAGTAGCTTTCAATACTTCTTTATGATTGATAAGAAAACAGAAGTAAACTTGAGCAAGTTTTACGTAAAAGACGGAAAGTTGGAGCAAAAAGAAGGAACTACTCTTATTGAAGTAGAGCCTCAATGGTTAAGTGAAAAAGAACAATTAGAAATTATGCAGAAGCGTATGGAAGAAATGGAGAAAATGCTTGCATCACTATCCAATTCCTAGCGCTTCTTTTTTTATAACTAAGTGAGGTGAAACAACATGCGATATAGACCACCAACGAATAATTGGGATGAGACATTCGCCCAAGACTACAATCAAAATTTAATCGATATAGAAAATGATATTGTATCAGTTGAAGAGCGCCTTGCTAATACTGAGGGGAAAGTTACAGGCACTAATGGGATTGCTGATAATGCAGTCATTTTATCAAAAATTAAAAATCCAAATGTACGCCTAATGCATAATGATAGCATTATTGTAGATTTTCAAGCTAAACAATTAAGGCTGGCAACAGCTGGTTCATTATTTATTTACGCAGATAATGACCATGCCAATTATGGAGCAGGAAATGATACGCCAATTGATTTATCCCCCTTAAATTTAGATAGTGGATCAAATTATAATAGCTATCGCATTTACATTGATAGGGATGATAATAACAAGTTAAAAGTTGCCCCTGCTGCAAGTATCACAGCAAGAAATTTCACACTAGGCTTTATTTATCAGAATAGAGTTATTGGCAATGAAAGTGGCTTTAAAGTCATCGATACAAATGGAAATGAAGTTTCAACGCAAAAGATTGCAAATGGTGCTATTTCGCAAATTAATTTAAGAAATGCCTTATGGTTTGTGTTACAAAGAGATGCAGTTGAAATTAATATCAAAGATAAAAAAATATATCTAAAAGCTGATATACATGCAATTCATGGTAGAGGTTGGTACTACTTAGCCAAAACCACTCAATCAGAGTTAGCCTTCCCTAGTGATTTCACTAACGGAACTACCTATAAAATCTATATGGATTTAAAAGATAGTAACAAATTAAAAATGGTCCTGTATAGCGTGGATGTAGGTAACAATCCTATTATTGCGTTTATGTTTGGATCTAACCTTGTAACAGCAAATCCGAACGCAGTTTATGTAGTTGATAGTGGCGGGACACGCATTTTAGCAATTCCAAAAAACTCAATCCAAACAGCCGACTTAAAAAACCCTATCATCCAGTTATTGCATCCTGAAACCATACAAATTGATTACACGACAAACCAAATTACCATTACGGCAAAAGACTTATGGGCTTTTCATAGTGCTGGAATGAATAAATATTTAGACCGAACATATCCGGCTGTAGTTATTCCAGCTGATATCATGACTTCAACAGACTATAACGTTTGGGTGCTTTATTTGCAAGTAGGTGCTACTAACGAATTGAAGTTAGATAAGATTCAAAATCTAACGGGTGATGCTCGTGTCATTACCCGGATTTACCAAAAGCGTATTTTAGATAATTTAGACGGCATTAAGGTTATTGGAGGGCCGACAACTCCGACACCAACTTTATCTAAAACGCAGCAGTTTGCCCGCGTTTATCAAAATGGTACGGTAAATATTGATACAACCAACAAAAAAGTAATCATATCAGGTGCTACACATTTAATTGGCCCTAATGGTAGTGCCTATATTAGTGCTACTACTTATCCTGCAGAATTTTCATATGAAGATATAGTTTCAAGTTCTTATGTAAAGAAACTATATTGGAATCGGGATACAAATACATTTGGAGTTTCGGAATACTCTAAAGCTGTTGACGCAAATATATTTGTTTTGCTCTACTTTACTGGAACTGGAGGTTCAACAACCACCTTTGATGCATTTGAGAACTATAAACGCATTAAAATTGACGGTTATGCCTGGGCTGATAGATCAGAAAGCCAAAGTGGAGGCGGTGCTGCACCCTATAATTGGTCAACTAATAAATACATTCTTCCTAAAGAATTGTTCCTATTAAAAGGGATTGATTATAGCATTAACGCTCAGAACTTTAATTTCAACAAATTTACGGACAACGATAGTTTGTTATATGAAATTGTTACTCCTTCAAAAACAGCAGCTTTTGAAAATAACGGAATTATTAATAGTCCAATAGCAGTTGATCTTGAAACATATTTAGCAGGCATCTATAATGGCGACAAAACAAATGCTTTAGTAAAGGACATGGTCTTGCGCTTTGCTGATCCTGCTAAAAAGACAAATAAGAGCCCACGTGTTTTATGCCTAGGTGACAGTATTACTCATGCTAATATTCCTTATTTAGTGAAGTATTGGCTTGAAAACTTTGGTTTTACACCAACTATGATCGGTACACAAAATAACGGCCATGAAACTTATGGATATGGCATAGAAGGAACGCAGCCAACAGAGAAAGGAGAAGGACGCGGAGGTTGGCGTTTGACGGACTACACAGGTACTACAAAACGTACAGACGGAACAATCTATTTAAAACCGGACAATCCTTTCTGGAATCCAACGACCCAAGCCTTTGACTTTTCGTTTTACATGACTCAAAACGGTTTTAGTGGCGTAGACTTTGTGGTAATTATGCTAGGGACAAATGACATCACAGGGTATCACGGACAAAAGGTAGCAGAAAGCATTGGAACTCCTACAATTGATGAAGTCCTAGCACATATGCCTGGAGAGTTTCAAAAGATTATTGACTCAATTCTGGCATATAATCCAAATTGTAAAATTGGATTAAATCCACCTGTTCCAGCTGGTGGATATGATGATTTCAATGCAAAACTTGCTCGTTATACAGAGTTACTTCAAGCCAATTTCGATAAGCCAGAGCAAGGGAAAACATATTGTTTAGGAAGCTACTTAGGTAATGGACGATTAAGTGGTAAACAATGGAATGGTGCTGCTAAAATACCAGTTAGTGACAGTAACTCAACCTATAGAATTGGCATATCGAGTGACGTACATGATGCAGGAAATAACCAATTAGTAAATGCTTTATGGTCTGCTTCATGGATTATAAATAGATCAAATTAGGAGTGATGGCATGGCCATTTTAAAAACCTTCTTATTGCCTGAAGATACAAATGTTGCATCACTGATGGACGATGAGAATATTAAAGTATTAATAACAAAAACACCTTATGAAGTGAAGAATGGATATATTCGAGTGGGTGAGATTTACGGAACTAAAGACAATATCTCATTCCAAGTTCAATACAAGAGTAATCGTGAAGGCGAAGTTTTAATACTTGAAAATTATGCATTTACACCTTCTGTTGCAATCGGCTCTAAGAACTTCATTAAGCAAGCTTACGTATATATGAAAACTTTACCGCAGTTTGCAGATGGGGAAGATATTTTAGAGGATGAATAGTTATACAAGAATCTAGATTGAGAAGGCTAATATTAGTCCCCTTTATTATTTACAATAACTTTATATATGGATCTAATTAAAACGCCTAAAGCGTTATTTTTTATGGATAAAAAAAGGGTTTATGAGAGTAGAAAGAGAAATATACAACAAATGGTAACGTTTTCATAAAAGTAATTCATAAAAATGGGGGAATAACATGATTATTGAACAAGGTAATGTGTTTAAAGGTTTACTATGGGGAATCTTACTTAGCATTCCTCTTTGGATTTCGTTATTCGGATGGTCACGTATTTTACTAGACTAAATAATATTCAACGATAAACGGTGCTGATGCATCGTTATTTTTTACGTTTAAATAGAGAAATAAGAGGGCTTAGTCTCTTTTTATTTTATAAAAGGTGGGGGATACTAATGGATCCTATGTTAAATACAATTGCTCAACAAGGTCCGTATGCGGCGTTGTTTATTTGGCTTTTCTTTAAAACAATTAAAGAATCAAAAGAACGTGAAGATAGACTCATGAGTCATGTGGAGCGCACGACTGATACGCTAAAGCAGATTGAACAAAGTGTCAGTGGAATGCAAGAAGAGATTCAAGATATTCGTGAAAGGATGGATAAATAAGTCACTGTTTATGCAGTGGCTTTTTTATATAAAAAATTCGAGAGGAAGATGAAAATGTACGCATTCGAAAAGTTACCACAGTTAGTTGATAAACGAGGTAAATTAGTTCACAAAGGCTCTTATAGCAAGCGTAAAAACGGTGTGAATTCCATTACTACCCGTGTATGGCACCACTCGTTGACTAAATTATCAGCTGGTGGTTCTAAAATTGAATCATTCGCTGACTTCCATGTACGTACAAATGGCTGGCCAGAGGTTGCTTATCACTTAATTATTGATCCTAAACATGTTGTGAATGGAAAGGCTACTATTTACTACTGCGTAGATATTTCAAAGAAAAGCTATCATGTGGGTAACAGCAATACAATTGGTCTTGGTATCTGTGTTATTGGTGATTATCGAACAGATAAGCTTAGTGAAGCAACTATTCGCTCTATTATTGACTTACACAGAGCTTTAATTGCTGACGGTATTGGTAAGTATGATAAAGCCCACAATGAAATGCCAGGCTATTCTTGGAAAGCTTGTTGCGTATTTGATTATAATAAGGCATTCAAAGATGTACTATCTGATATACTTCCAGTAGTTAAGCAGCCTGATCCAGTACCAGGACTGTACACTATTCAAGAGGGAGATACTTTCTGGTCTATTGCTTTAAAAGATGGAAAGGAAGGTATCACAGTTAATGATTTAATTGCTGCTAACCCTGATGTAAAACCGTCTGAATTAAAGGTAGGTCAAACAATTAAGTTTGGTACAGCGAAAAATACGTACACACCAACGCCTGAAACACCTAAGCAAGAGCAATCAGAATATAAATACCCTTTACCTTCTGGCGTGCTAAAAACAGGATCAACGAATAAAACAGCAATTAAGCAGCTGCAAAACGCTTTAAACGCCGTTAATTTCAAATGTGACACAGCCGACGGTATTTATGGAGCTAAGACAAAGGACGCTGTGACGCGTTTCCAAAAAGTTTACTTACCATATGAAGTGGATGGAACATACGGTCCTAATACAAAAAGTAAACTACAAGCTGCATTGAAATCTAAAGGTTACTAACTTATGTTCATTATTAAGTAAAAATATCTAAAAAAGGGTCTTGCAGTTAGATACTGAAGACCTTTTTTTAAAAATAATATATATTTCCTCCTGGAATTGATTTTAAATTAGTTATTTAAAACCGAAAAGACTCTTTGAAACTTTGCCCATATGTCGAAGAGTAGTGTTTTCACCACCTGCAAATGTTAAAGGTCTCTCTATATATGGAAAGATAAAAGAGAATGCCTCGTCTGTAATAAGTACAACTTGGTTATTATCTGACCAAAGGCCTTTAACTTTGACTAAGCCTGGTTCCATAACCTCTACATCCAAAAGAGTTAAGATACCTTTTTCAAGAGAATAACCTATGCTAAGCATTTTAGGTAAAGCCCATAACGGTATAAAATCTAAAAAGTTTGATGTTGTGATTTTGATTCTTCCATTTCTTCTTGTATACTCTATTTTCTCATCTAATTTATACTTCACATGATTTTCCACTACTTTGATTGTTTCCTCATTGTTTAAATCCCTAATACTCAAATTCATTAGAAAAATATCGCCATCTACCAATTTAAACCCTAATTTATTACTATTCGATAATTCGAATACAGTTACACCCGATGGGCCTGTGACATTAATAGTTCCTAATAATAATTTAGAATCTAAATCAGGCTCAATGATTAGTTGATCTCTATTATTTTTTGTTCTTTTTATATTTTTCCACCGATAGACGGTTGCATCATCAATCTTTAGAACCCCGTAATGTACTTCATCATGACATGCTGGACATATAGCTATCATATGTTTTTCATCATGGGTTTTATAAATTGCCCACTCTCGAATGTGATGAATATGAACCCGATAATTAGTACATCCTGGATTTGCACATTTCATTCCAGCCTCTTTAATTAATCGCTCTTTCATGTCCTTTTTTACTGGAGGTCTATTTGCCAAGTGTATCTCCACCTTTTTAGTTTTTCTTTGAGCCATCTTCTTTATCAAATTCGTATAAATCATCCACTTTTCTAGTTAGCACCTTTGCTAACATAAATAATTTATCAGCACCTGGATAATTATTAACTGCAATCCAATTAGATACTTGAGTTGGTGAAACACCTACTTTTTTAGCTGCATGTTTTTTTAGATATCCTTCCTCTTCAATAATTTTGTCGGTTTTACAAATTAACTTCATTTTCATCGCCTATGTCATAAATTCGCTTTATAGTGAACAAGCTCCTTCCAATAAACTTCAATAACAATCAAAAAATATTTAAAGGACAAATTCTGATATTTAATACTGCGCCCTCCTATTTATCAAAGAGTTGAGTGGCGGTTATCGTGACGTTCTATATGACGTAGATATGCAGAACCAACGCTATTCTAAAAATTTCAACTATGATAGTTATAGGTATTTTTAGTTGTCGTTAAGTCAGGGAGTATCTACTATGTAGATGCTTTGGAAATGTGTATGCTTTTTTAAATAGTTTCAGGGGAGTTTATTTAGCGGATAAATAAATGATAATAAAAAATGAAAGATTACGAGAAATTCATTTCTTTTCGAGGCGAAAAGTACTTAGAGCCCTAAACTAGTGAATTTGCGAAGGTGATTAAAAAGAAAACTAGAAGCATCTAAACGAGGTTATATGATAAGAGCTCAGTAGTAAAATATTCTGGTATTTCATCATACTACAAGCCTTATACATAAAAGAGAGTACATAAATTCAGTACAAGGAATTTATGTACGACAACGAACTAAAATAGTAATTCAACCTTTCAGCCATATAAGCGTAAGTGTTTTATAGCAACAAGTAATTTGAAATATATCTTTTGACTCTCAATTGGAACGTAATTGTTATTTAATTATATCTTAGGTATTGGATGGATTTATATGTAAAAAAAATCGTAAGACCTAGTGAACTTTCCTCGTTTATCAACTATACTGATTTATGTAAAAAATTCATATATTTCTAATTATATAATTAAATGTAAAATAATAACAAAAAATGCAGGCAAACTAATCGAAAGACTCAGATGTAAAACCAAAGGTCTAAGGTCAAATGACTATGACAGCTTGTTTACCTGGTAAAAGGAGAATTTAAAGTGGTAGAGTTTTTTAAAAAAATCTTCAAGTGTAAGGTTAAGAATCAGCATAAAATAGAAATTTCTTCTGGGAGATGTATTAGATGTGGAAAAGAAATTGGTTGGTGATAAGTTCCTGCATGAATGTACGAAGTGTGGTATGAAGAATAGTATTTGTTATCTAAACCCTTTTTATTATATGATGTTGAATGTTTACTTTAATGAAGGAAGGGTC